TACAGGACCATAAGCCGCTTCTAACCTTTTAATTAAAGAAGGTTTTACATCTTTAGGTTTTAAAATATTTGAAGTATCTATATCAGCCATTTGTTTTTTGTAATTCTTCTACTAATGAATAATATTGTAACAAATTAACTAAATGATTATCATTTATTTTTGAATTTTTACCAGCTTCAGTAAGAATATTTATAGTTTCTTTTAATTTAATTTGAATTGTAGCATCTTTAACACTTTTATTTAATTTAGTAAGTGTAGATTTAATTTCATTGATTTTCGAATTATAAAATTCTTTTAATGCTGGGTTAGAATCAACAGATTCAATAAATTCTTTAAGAACTGTTTTTTGGTTAAGATTTAACTTATCATATTTACCATTAAATTTTTCTAAAATTATACGGTAAGTTAATATGCGAAGATCCTTATCATATGATTTAAATTCTTCTATAAGATTATCTTTAACTTGGTTTTTATCTATAGATTTAGAAGTAAGATGTTCTAATAAAGTAACCTTATGATCTATTATTATAGATGGGTTAGATAATTTATTATTGTTATAAATTTCCATTAGTAAGTATAATGAAGCTTGTACTTTATAATGGGGGAGTTTAGTTTTAAAAAACTCATCTAAATTATAATGCTTTTTTATCTCATTAATAAGATTATATTTTTCTCTTTTTAGAAAAGATTTATTTAATTTTTTAGAAGTTTCTAAAATAGCATTAATAGTTATATCTGCTTTTCCTTCAGTTAAACCTACTTTACTAAATAGAATTTCATAAAGTTTATATTCTTTAGATAATTCTGATTTTACAAAATATTTTTTTATAATTTCAGTTGCTGGGGAGTTTTTGCCAGATAAAGTATCCGATGTTATTTGTCTAACAAGCAATTCAAAAAGTATACCTGTGTTTTTATATTTTGAATGTTTAAACTTCATTCTTTAGTAGGGTTTTGTTATAAATATATAAAGATTATTGTTCCTTAATATTAGATTCATCAAGTAATGATTCTCCTTTATTATCGTTTTCAAATACTAATTTTTTAGTACGAATTGGAATTTTATTTAATAATGTTTCTAATGCTAAAGATGATTTTTCTCTATATGAGGGTTTAGGTTCATTTGGATCATTTTTCATTCCTTTAGCACCTAATCTATCCTTACCAAAAGCACTATCTTGAGTATTACGATTTGATACTTTTTCTTTAGGACGACCTAATTTAGGATCAATTGTACCTTGATCATAACCATCAGGAACATTAGTTGGATCAGAATCATATCTTCCTTTACCATAAAGTGAGGCTAAATCATGAGGTGTACCATATGATTTACCAGTTTCAACTGGATCATTACCTTCAGCTTCAATTTGGGTTAATCTAAATCTACGTTTAGCATCTTCACTAATAAGATCTCTGTATTCATCATATTCATTTTCACTAAATCTAAAGATATTATCATAAATCCAATCTGTTGGAAGTAATTTAGTTTCTATCATTTGAGCAGCTAAATCTACTTTTTCTTTCATTAATGCTATACGTTCTTGATCGTATATAATTGATGGGGTAGTTAAAGTTAATTCAAAATTTGATAATTGTTCTCCAGTATACCCTTGAGTATATAAATGTACTGTTGCTATTTTATATAATTCTGATATTACAATTCTTTGGATTCTATCAATTGTACGACCAAAACGAATATCTTCAGCTGCTAATGTAGCTTTACCTTCTGTTGTTTCATCATACCCTAAAAATGCTTTAGGCACTTTAAGGGCAGCAAATAATTTATCTCTTAAATACTCAACATCGGCAATGCCATCATAATCTAAACCTTTTGTAGTATCAATTTTAGTAGCAGAATCATTACCCCTAACTGGGATGAAGAAATCCTCCATCATATTCTGCATATTATATTTTAGGTTATAATCACCTGTTTGTTCATCAATATATGGAGCACGTTTCATTTTAGAAACTGTTTTTTCCATAAATGCATCTACTTCGTTTGGTGGAATACCTCCAACATTGATATAGTAAATACGTTTTTCAGGTGCACGGACAATTCTATGTACTAACATAGCATCCTCCATTAGCGAATATTGTTTGTATAATTTACGAGCTGGTTCAATGTAGGATCTACCATAAGGTAGATAATTAGCATCTGTTAATAAACGGAAATGAGCCATTTCATAATTATCAAAGTAGATATAGTTACCATTATCTTTATCTACCCCAACTACAGTACCATAACCCCCATAAGTACCACCGGCACCTTGACCATTAGGGTCATATTGGAAAATAATTTCACTTGGATTATCAGGATTAGTTCCTTCTAATCTTGATATGTTGTATGCAGTATAAGGAATTACATTATAAACACCATACTTTTCTGCAATTTCTAATTTAAGGAAAAAATCACCATATTTACACATTTGACGAATCCACATCCATAAATTAAATTCTATATTTAAAACATCATAAAATAAATTATATAATACTTTTTGAATATCTTCATCGGGGGATTTAATACTTAATACTTCACCCATATCATCTTTTAGAGTAGATTCATCAGCAATGATGTCAAGAGCTGAGGCAATAATAGCATCTGTATCCATAGCTTCATAATCACCATAGAGTTCAACTCTCATTGTTTGGTAATTAAAAGCTAAATTATTATAAGGGTATTGGCTTGTAGTATAAAGCCTTGCAAATCTATCTGAAAGTGAATTTGTTTCAAGTTGACCTGCTTGTTGTATTGAATTTGTATCAATTACTTTTAATTGATTACCTCCTACATTACGAATAATAACATCCGTAGAAAATAATCTTTGTAGTCTTGTAAATATACTTTTATCAGCCATTTTATTTTATTATTATTATAAATATTACTTAAGAAGCCAACTTATGTCTTCTTTCCCCCCATAAGGGTTGTCTATTTTATAAGGATTATCTTTACTATTTCTAGAATATACACCTGTATATGCCGTTGTTGATTTATTCATTGCATTTAATGATGCTTTTGTTAAATCTATTCCTTGTTGTCTAAATTTAAAAGCCGTATCACGCATGAACATAGCGATAGAGAATGACATAACCAAGTCATCATTGTAGCCAACTTGTGCTTCTGCTCTACCATTTTTCCAAACAAATACTTTCATTTCTTCTACCAACCTTTTAGATTGTATTGTAACCCCTTTATCACTAATATATTCTTGAAATTTACCAATTGCCATTGGTCTTGTTCTTGAAGACATTGTAAATCCAGGAGTCATCCTACTTTTATCACTATAAGCATCAAAATACGAATCTGCTGTTATATCTCCACTTTTAGGTGAATAATAAAGATTAGTATAATTTCTATCAATAGCTACTTGAATAGTTGCCCAACCTATATTTGCATTTTCAATTACAAGTAAAGCATTATTATATTCTGTAGCTATACCAACTAATAAGTGACCATATTCTTTAGTACCGATTTGACCTTTATACTCTGCTACTTGAACATTATTATCAACATCTATAACATGAAACGCAGAATAATCTTTCCCATCACCTCTAGCTACATCAGCTATTACCATATATGTTCTAGAATAATCAGCTGGCTCCCAAACCCATAAATTTTTATCTGCTCCTCTTTTTTCTAATGGGTCTTTTAAATATGTTTGTTCATAAAAACTTATATATTCAGGGTAAAATACTATATCTCCTGATGTACTAAAATCACAATCACATTCTTGAGCTGCCATTCTAGGATCACCTAATAATTGATCTTGAGAATCTCTCCATGCTTGATCTCGTTCAGGATGAACAAACCATGGAAGTTTAATAGGTAAAAATTGGTTTTCAGAATTTTCTGCTCTAACCCAAGTTTGGTGAAACCAATTACCAGTACCATAAGGAGTAGATAATGCTATACACCCACCACCAGTAGCAAGTGTTTGTTGAGCTGAGGCCCAGATTTCGCCAATATTATCAATAAAAGCAGCCTCATCAATTAACAATAAAGAAACAGCTTCTGATCTACCAGCATCTGAACTTGCTGATGTTGCTTTAATTTGGGAGCCATTATTTAACCTTAATGTTAGTTTATTATTTTCATCTGCATCTACTTTAAGCCAAGAAGGTAAATTTTCATACATAAATTTAACCTTTGTAACCATATTTTTAGCTGTTTCTTGCTTTGTTGCAATACAAAGTATATTTTTATCTTTATGGAATAGCATTAACCATAAAGAATAACCAGCACCTAAAGTAGATATACCTAACTGTCTAGATTTTAATACTACTGAATATGGGTTTTCTTGGAATAATTTTAATACTTTTTCTTGAAATGGGTATAAATTAAATTGAATTCTACCTCTTTGAGGGTGTTGAATAAAACAATACTTTTTCATAAAATGTACTGGGTCTTTAGCACATTTAAGATATTCTTGTCTTATAATATATTTTAAATCTTCAGCCATTATTTACCTAGTTTCCAGTACATGCTAAATCCTAGTGTAGGTTGAAAATCTTGATTTAACCCTACCCCAGCACTATATATCTGTTTATTTTTAGTTTTATATAGTAATTCTCCTCCTAAATAATTTATTTGATTTGTTCTGCCTTTTAAACCAAACCCAACATAAAATTCCCTTTTATTAATATAAACAGTATTAGTTACTGTAGTAGTTGGTATTAATACATTGGGGTGAATTTCTCTAAATATTATAGAATTTTTACTTACAGTATCATTTATAACAATACTACCTAATGAATCTAAACTTAAAGTATCAGTATAAAAATATTTAGCATAATAATCTTTTAGTATACTTAACGTATCAATGTCAGCAGGAATAGTATCATGTATTGTGGTGATTTTAGTTCTCCACTTAGGAACATACACTAAACTATCGATTTTTAACGTATCCCATTTAGTTACTGTTTTAGTAATAGTAATAGGTTCTGTTATTTCAGTACCATTTTTACCCCCACTACAAGTCCTCATAAGAAGAATAATTGCAACCAATACTACTATAAGTAGTGTTTTAATATCTTTAAAGGTTTCTTTCAAGTTTTTTCTTTTCAGCTGTTAGCTTTTTTAATTCATCTTTAATTTTATCTTTATCATCCCCTTCAGCTGATTTAAATTCTTTAGCTAGATCTTTCATCTTAGCTGTAAGTTTTTGAAGTTTAGATGCTATAGTAGATACTGAATCTTTTTTCTTAAGATCTGCAGCTGTGGGTTCTTCGTCTTCTTCTCTAATAGATAAAGAATCTAAAGCATCCATAGTACCTTCAAAACCCGGCATATCAACAGGTTTATCAAATTCTCTTTGTTTTAAAGCTGCTTGAATAGCAAATACAGCATCTTGTTCTGAATAATCATATCTTTTAGCCATTGCTTTAATAAAGCGATTTACGGCTTTTGATACTTCAGGATTTAAAGATTCAGTAGTTAATGATTGTGTTTTTTCTAACTCTTTATTTAATTCCGCCTGTGCTGCTGCTTTAGCTTTAATATCATCTGCTGATTCCTCTTCAGATAGAATTTCAACTATTTCATTTTTGAGGTATTCTTTAAATTCTTTTTTTTTCATCCTTAATATATTTTTATTATAAATATGTTAAAAATTCATATAGTTTACCATTTGGTATATTCTATCTTCTGTACTACCCTCTAATGTATATAATTTTTTAATTCTATGATTATATTTATTGATTAAAGTATTAATTGATCTATCAATTATTTCTCTATAATTAGCATCTGTTTCACGAACACCATTATCTTCAATTTCTACACCTTCAGG